GAGCACCCTACTATACCCACGAGCTATACCTCACTAAGCACGAACTCAACAAGATGTTCGCTAACGGCTTCTATGAGAAACCTGACCTCCTAGGCGATCCAAAAGATAGAGAGTTGAACGAGGTACAAGAAAAAACAGCCTACCTGGAAGGTATGGAAGTTTACTTAGGCGAAGAAGACAAGGTATACACCCTCTATGAGATGCACTGTAATCTTCACTTAACTTCAATTGACGACGACGACAGGGAAGGTGCTACTGAATACGAACTAGCCAGTCCCTATATCGTTACTGTGGATAGAGACAGCCGCACTGTACTAGGAGTACGTAGGAACTGGAAGGAAGGCGATAAAAATCGCAAGAAACAACTGAAGTTCACTCACTACGGCTTTGTACCTGGTTTTGGCTTCTACCACTACGGTTATCTACACTTGTTGGGGAATCTCCAGCTCACTCTGACAAGTTCTCTTCGCTCTCTTGTTGACGCTGGGCAATTCTCCAATCTACAAGGAGGATTTAAACTCAAGGGTGTTAGGATTGTCGGCAACGACGACCCTATCGCTCCTGGGGAATTCAAAGATATCGAAGCAGGTGTCCAAGATATCAACAAAGCGATTATGAGGCTTCCTTTTGGAGAGCCTTCTCAAGTTCTGTTTTCTATGTTGGAATTCCTAGACGCTAAGAGCCAACGTTTTGCAGATTCTACTGAACAAGTAGTAGCAGACTCCACTAACTACGGACCAGTAGGTACTACTCTTGCCCTATTGGACGCCTCTACTAAATTCTTTAGTGCTATCCACAAAAGGCTTCACGCAGCGCAGAAGCAAGAACTAAAAATAATCGCCCAGATCAATTCTGAGACAATCAAGAGCGACTCTCGCTATAATAAATCAAATCCCAACAAAGCAATCTCTAGGGCTGATTTCGACGACAGAGTTGATGTTATCCCTGTCTCAGACCCCAATATCAGCTCTAATGCCCACCGGATGGCCAAAGCACAAACTCTTTATGAGATTGCTATCAAGTCCCCGGATCAGCACGATATGCGGGAAGTCCTTAAACACGTATATATCAATATGGACTACGACAACGTAGACAAGATACTACCTCCTCCTGAGCAAGCACAACCCAACGACCCTATAACAGACGTTATGTTAGCTACTCAAGGCAAACCTATTAAAGCCTTCGAAGGTCAGGACCACCAAGGTCATATCCAACTAAAGAGCGCCTTTATCAAGGACCCCTATAGCGGTGGTGCTCCGGCTATGGCCAGTACTAGGCGGATACTGGAAACTAACATCCAAGAGCATATGTTCCTGCAATTCCAGGAGCAAATACAGGCTGCCGCCCAACAAGGGCAAGAAGGCCAACAACAAGAAGGGGCACCTCCTCCTAATCTTGGAGATGCTGCTGATCGTATTGCTCAACTCAATCTACAAAAAAGCCAGCAACAAGCTCAAGAAGCGGCTGATGCTGATAAGACTGATGAAGCAGCCCTCTTACTGGCCCAAGCTGAAATGATGAGTGCCCAGAACGAAGTTCAAAAAGAAAGGTTCACACGCGAACTAGAGGCCGCTAAGATGGAACTTGAAAAAGAGAAGCTCGAACTCGAAAAACTGAAAGAGATCGGTAAGATGATTGCTATCGATGCCAAAATAGCTGGAGACATCGAGAAGGTAGTAGTAACCAAAGGACTTGATGCCCAAATTGAAGCTTTAAAGGCCGCAGCCGAAAGTGCTAACAAAGAAAAGCAAATTGCAGTACAAGCCGAGATTAACAAAACAGTAAAGGCGGCCAATCCTCCTCCTACTCAAAATAAATCAGAGGATAAACCTCCTCCTAAAGAGTAGGAGCTACTCCTCTTTTTCTATTGTGCTATAATTAATTTGTTGACGCAGCCAAATCAAATTGTTGTACCCGCAACTGAAGGCTGTTTGTATGCTACCCAAAGATGAATTTCTTTATACCTATCAAAAAAGACTTGAAAAACTGATTGAGCAACAGGCCGAGTATATTCTCTCTGGTCCTACAGTTGAGCAATCAGATGAAATTTCTCTAGAATACAAAAAACGCCTTGGAGAGTTAGAGGGAGCCAAAAAAGCCCTCACTCTCTTCGAGGATACAGTAACTGCCTACTACGGCAAGTAGTTACTACTCGTGCCTTCCTTACTAGTTAACTCTAGAGTACGTAAAAACTAAAGGAGATTTTATGTCCACTTCAATCGGCTACCAAAAGCCCTCTAATCTACACGATAACGACTTTATTACTGATCCTACTATTCCTGATCCTGACAACCTGCCTCAACCCCTCGGCTGGAATATCCTAGTTAGGCCTTACCCTGTAGAACAATTAACTAAAGGCGGTATTATCCTTTCTGTTAATGATGCTGAGTATACTCGTAACGCAACCAATATTGCACGAGTAGTCTCTATTGGTCCTTGTGCTTGGAATAGAGCCCAACATAAAAACAAAGACGGCGAACGCTTTGAGTGGTACGAGGTAGGAGATTTCATCTCTTACCCCCGCTTTAAAGGCGCTATGAGGAACTACAAAGGTGTTACCTTTTGTCTTCTCTCTGATGATGACCCTATCGAACGTTTAATAGATCCTGTTGTCTTCTCAGACGGAGAATCTTACAAGCTTAATATTCCAGAAGAAGATCTTATCAGGTACAACACAATCTATAACCCAAAATTTAACAACAAAATTTAGTAACAAAATTTAGTAAATAGTAGAAGGACGACTTAATGGCTGATTTTAAACCAATTGACACAACAGGACGTAAGATTGTTACTTCCGGTGATTTCGACGTAGAACTCGAAAAACGTAAGGAAGAAGATCCTAAAACTAAAGAAGTAGAACTCGAAGACGACAAAGAGGAGGAAGCTCCTAAAGGCGATATCGAGATTAACCTAGACAATAAGGACGACGAAGAAGATGATTCTAACGAAGACACAAAAGACACTGCAAAGAAGCCAGGACGACCAAAAGGCTCTACAAGCAAAAAGAGAGACAAACGAATCAAACAACTTTTGGATAAAACCAGCGAAGCAGAGCAACGAGCAGCACGTTTGGAGGCCGAACTAGAAGCAGTTAAAGCTTCTCAATTCGAGACTACTAGGGCTATTCACACATCCCGTAAAGGCGAGCTTGAAAGAACCTTAGATGCTTTAAAAGGACAGTTAAGAACTGCTCTTGAAGATGATGACAGCGAAAAGGCTGTTGAAATCCAATCAAAGATGATGAGCACTCAAGTTGCTTTTGATACACTAAATCAACAACTTGCCAATACTCCTGAGCAATACGTGCCAGAAAAGAAACTCGCACCTAAACAGAACGAGCCCTCTGCTTACGCCCTTGATTGGGTAGACAGCCACCCTGAGTTTAAGACCGATCCCGAGTTTTATCACGCAGCTCTAGGAGTTAATTCTAAACTAATAAGCGAAGGCCTTGACCCCGAATCAGAAGAGTTCTACGAGGAAATAGATACCCGTCTATCAAGACGCTATCCTGAGTACTTCGACATCGATTCTGAAAGTATGCTACAATCTAAGGGTAAGTCGTCTAAAGTCGAAGAGACGGAAAACAAAGAAGACAATCCCTCTGAAGATGATTATCCTCAAACAGTAGCTGGAGCCTCACGTACTCCTACGGGTTCGACCTCTAAATCGGGTCGTAAAAGAAAGAACACAGTTATCCTTTCCCAAGAAGATCAAGAAAGATGTCGTCAGTGGAACATCGATCCAGTCGATTTTGCACGGCGCAAAAAAGATCTATCTGAAAAGCCGAAAGGTGACTATACCCCAATCCAAATCAAAACGTAGTAAGGAACTGTTATATGGATACTGAAACAACAGAAGAAACTGAAGTAGAAGATACTGCTGAAGATAAAGAACGTACTAGATCTACTAGACCAGCTAAGTTCGAGAAAAAACTAAAATCTAAAATACCGGATACAATTCGGAGTCAATTTGAAGAAAAAGGTTTCGGAATTCGCTACAAAGTCTATCGACTAGCAAATATTGTTCAAAATAGTCAGTTGGCAGAACTTCTAAGAGACGGTTGGGAATTTGTACAAAGTTCTGAACTTCCTGATTGGTACGCAGATTATTTCGAGACTGAGGAGTTTCGCGCACGAGGAGAGATCCTGGTAGCTCACGACTTAGTTCTTATGAAACACTCTCTTGAGTATATTAAGTCTGAGAAGGACTACTACGATGGTCTTACTCAAGCTGAACTAGCCTCAGTTAATACCAATATCTTGGAAAAGAAGGGCTTTATCACAAAAGGCTCCAATTCGTCTATAACTATGTCGGAACCCAGATTTAAAGATTAATACTTCTTTAACCTTGGTTCTTTTAACCTAACGTAACCGGAGATAATTATGGCTACAGGTACAAAACCAGGTCTTACGCCGACTCACAAGACGGCTTCGGGACCAGAGAATCAAGGCTTGATCGAAGAAGAAATCGATGTTGCCTTCGCTTCTGATATTGGTTTGGGGACTATTGTTCGCAAAGACCCAGCCGATGGCACGATTGTTGTAGGTACAAGTCTTGATGGTGAAGACGCTCTAGGCGTTTGTCGCGGAGTGTCGTATATTCGGCCTTCTGACGGCGAACCCGTAGAAGCTAAGTTTTACCCAGCGAGCTTGAATCCTACTGAACGTGCAAAAATCAAAATCAGCGCAGATCCAGGTCGTTCTTTTCTGACTCGGGGCAACGCAGACGTAAGTGCTGTTTTCCCAGGAGAAATTTACGCGATGGAAGCAAGTGCAATTAACGTGGCTACTGGTCACGAAACTGCTCTAGTTGATATTGCAGGTGGTACAGTCGCAGGTAACGACAGTATTGATGTGGAAATTGTTAAAGTGATTGACGACACTAACGATGCAGAACACCGTGTTCTTGAAGTTCGCTTAGTCCGTTCAGAACTTGATCGTTAGAATTAGGAGATTTAAGATATGCCTACTAATAGAAGTATGATCGAAAAGTCCTTAGTTCCAGGCGTTCACGAGATGGTCGGCCTGAGCTACGGCGCAACTCCTGAAGAGCATAAGCCTCTTTTTGAGATGTACAACTCTGCACGCTCCTTCGAAGAAGAAGTGTATGTATCCGGTATGGGTGGTGCTTTGCTAAAGCCCGAAGGTACAGCAGTCCAGTTCGATGATATCCAAGAGACTTATACCTCTAGGTATCAACACGAAACGGTTGCTATCGGGTTTGCAGTCACGAAAGAAGCCTTTGACGATGACTTGTATGACACTATTGCTCGTGCTAAAGCCCAAGAGCTTGGCCGTGCGATGGCGGATACAAAACAAGTTAAAGCAGCTTCTATTTTCAATAACGCGTTTAACGCCGCCTTCCCTGGTGGAGATGGTGTTTCGCTTATCGATACTGCTCACCCAACCTCAATCGGTACGTTTAGTAACGAGCTGGCGGCTACCCCGCTATCCGAAGTTGCTTTAGAAGATGCTCACGTAGCTATCACTAAACTGACTAACGATAGAGGTATCCTCCTTACTCTTCGTCCTTCTTCTCTGCACCTTCCACCGGAACTCCAGTGGACAGCAGAAAAGATTCTGAACAGCACTCTTACGACTCAGGTCTTTGAGAACGCTGCTCTGGACGCAGCTACTAACCGTAACGATCTGAACGCTGTTAACAGCCTCGGTCGCTATCCTGGCGGTGTTTATCTTAACCACCGTTTCACTAGCCCGACGGCTTGGTTTATTAAAACTACTGGTACTAACGGCACTAAGATGTTTGTTCGTGAGGCCCTCGGTGGTGACACTGATACGGACTTCGTTACAGACAATATGCTGTTTAAGTTCAGAGAGCGTTACAGCTTTGGTTGGACCGATCCTCGTCAGTGGTACGGTTCTAGCGGCTAACAAGTTACCCGTTAAATCAAAGCGAAAGCTAATAGAGCTAATAAAGCGGATGGCTGCTTAGCCGTAAGAATAAGAGTTGAAGGCGTTTATTCATCCGATTTTAAGAGGAGCCCCGAGAAATTGGGGCTTCTTTTTTTTCTTTCTGAGCAGCCCTTTCCTTTTTGTGGTATAATTAAGTGGTTAGGTCTAATAATAGGTAGTAAAGATGAGCAATTCAATTAAGAGACACGTAGTACTACTAGATGGTGCTGGACCTCTAATTGGTTCTTGGGTACGCTTAGACACCAAATATACTGAAGGTGATAACAGGGCAATACAGGGAACAGTAGCAGGAGGTACGATTACACTAGAAGGTACTACGGTAGAGAATATCGGCGGTATCCCCTTTGGGCAAGACGTAATAGGTAACGGCAACTTTAATTCTGCTGGTGCCTGGATTTACGGCCCAAACTGGACTTTAGGTTCAGGTGTTGCTTCTTCTGATGGCTCTCAAACTGTTGTTGCTAACCTAACACAAGCAAACCACTTGATTCAGGCCGGATCAACCTATACTGTTTCCTTTGATATCACAAACTATGTAGCAGGTACTATTACTCCTATCCTTAGTGGTACGGCGGGCACCCCTGTTGGGGCTAACGGCTCCTTCACTGAAACACTGGTAGCAGGAGACGAATTCCACAGATTAAACCTACAAGCTAGTGCTACTTTTATTGGAGATATCAGTAATATCGTATTGACTTTCGATGTTCCAGCAGCAGATATAAATATACTTCAAACATACGCTGGTGGTGGTTTTTCTGATGTTCTTAATAGTTCTTGGACTTATATACGGGCAAGCTTAGATGCTGGAACAGGTAAGATACAAGGTAATGTTTAATGAGTATCAGGGGGGCATTAGATGGCGGTTGTACACAGCCTGCTATCCACTTAACAGGGGCTTTACTTCCCACTAACGGCCCTACTAGAGGTGCTATAAGTTCTGAGAACGATATTGATTTTATTCTTCTCGAACTTGGAAATCAAAATAAAGTTTTGCTAGAAATTACTGGCGTAGTAATAAAAGAGAATACAGCAGAGGGCGATATAGATGGCTAGTTCTAAAATTTCAGAGTTACCTACAGGCACGCCAGCCCTAGCACCAGACGAATTTATAATTGCTAGAAGCGGTTCTAACTACAAATTAACTGTATCTGATATAACAGATTTTATTGCTGCCGGAGCCCTAGTAACAACTGATTTAGCAGATATAGATAATACTAGTCCAACAATAACTGGGCAATTACTCATTTTCAATAGCGTAACTGGTAAATATGAAACAACACTGATCTTAGATGGAGGATCTTTCTAATGGCTAATACTATTCAAATTAAACGCAGTTCTACTACTACAGTTGTACCGGGTTCGCTAGCAGCTGGTGAGTTGGCAATCAATACTACTGATGAAAAACTCTTTTATGCCAATACAGCGACTACGGTTAAGACGGTTGATCTACAAGCAGTAGGTTCAGCCCTACAAGATGTAGTAGACGATACTACCCCTCAATTGGGCGGCAACCTGGATGTAAACGGGAACTCACTTGTATCTGTATCAAACGGCGATATCACTCTTGCTCCTAACGGTACTGGTAAGGTTATCGTTTCAGGTGATCTAGATGTAACAGGTACTACTACGACTATTAATAGTACTACTCTTCAAATTGATGATAAAAATATTGAACTTGGTACTGTTGCTACTCCTACAGATACAACTGCTGATGGTGGTGGTATTACCCTAAAAGGTACGACAGATAAAACAATTACCTGGGATAATACAAACGATAACTGGACGTTCAATCAAGCGGCTAACCTGTCAACAGGCCTTGACTACAAGATTAATAACGCTTCTGTTCTGAACGCCACGACTTTGGGTTCTGGTGTTACAGCCTCTTCTCTAACTAGTGTTGGTACGATTGGTACTGGTACTTGGCAAGGTACAGCTGTTGCGCTGGGTTATGGTGGTACAGGCGCTGATATGTCTGCCTTCGCTGCTGGTGCACTTCTTAAGATGAACGGTGGACAGACAGCTCTAGAAGTTGCTACTGCTGGTTCCGACTATTTGAACGATAGCTCTACTGTTGATGGTGGATCGTTCTAATCAAATTAAGTAGGTCTCTATAATGACTAATATTATAAAAATTAAAAACAGTCAAACAGCTAATAACGCTCCTGAACTAATAGCAGGAGAAATAGCTATTAATGAGGCTGATGAGTATCTATTCTGGAGAGATTCTGTTGGTGCTTTACGTACCTTAGATCTCTCTGGATCTACTACTTCCTATCCCTGGTCGTTACAATCAGGTGGGACCTATAGCGGAAATACTTACGATCCTACTACACAGTCGCCAGTTACTCAAGGTTTTACTTGGAAAGATGATGGGTCTTTATACCTTCTCGTTGACTCTGGCAGCGATACTGTTTATTCGTATGATGTAACTACTAATTGGGACGTATCTACTTCTAGTTATTCAGGAGACAGTTTAGATATCTCTACAGAGGATGTTACTCCTTTGGATTTAACTTTTGGTAAGGACGGAGAACGTCTTTATATTGTTGGTTCTACTAATAATAAAATTTTCCAATACAACTTGAGTACCCCTTATGATATTACTACTGCCTCTTACGCTTCTAAGAGTCTTTCTATAGGAGGTCAAGATACTGTTCCGCACGGTTTGGATATTTCTGAAGATGGTTCTAAAATTTATATGGTTGGTAATGCCAACGATAGGGTCTACGAGTATGATCTAAGTACTGCTTGGGAGCTTGATTCTGGTTCCTATAGCGGTAATAGTTTCCTTTTAACTGGAGAAGCCACCAACAATCTAGCTATTCGTTTTGATCCTACGGGAACTAAGATGTTTGTAATAGGTGATGTGCCAAACTATAGGGTTCACGAATATACTTTAGGAACTGCTTGGAGTTTGGGGGGCACAGTAACGTATTCTGGTAATTTTGTAGACGTATCCACGCAAACAACAGATCAACTTCGTGGTCTCGATATGGGTAGGTCTGGCACTAAACTTTATGTCGCCGCTACAGATATTGTTAGTACAGATATTTTCGAATACGATTTGTAAGATACTTAAAAATAAACACTGAGAAAGAACTGAGCTATGGCTTTTGACAGAATTCCCTACCAAAGTTTAGATGTTGGTACTGAATCAGATTTAATCACTTGGGACAACCTCGGTGAGCCTGATGTATTCACTTTAGGCCTAGGCGATTTCCTCTACAAGGATGCTACTGGTGCTTTGGCAAGTGTTGGTGCTGGTGCTACGGTTGACCAAGTAATAGTAAGCGATGGTGCTGGTGGGTGGACTCTGGCCGATCAAACAGGTTCTGGTGGTCCCGGCTCTTTTACAGTAGATAGACAAGTTTATACTGATCCAGCCGATTACACAGGCGGTGTAACAGTAGATTTACAACTACCAGTTCTCCCTCCTGGTGCGAATCCACTAGAGCAAGAGAACGCAGTACTAGTACTATTCGATGGTGTCGCTCAAGGTATTAACGCTTTTGATATTACAGACAATATTACTCCTACAGTCTTCGATACGATTACTTTTACTAGTCCTATTCCTATTGGTTTAACCAACGGAGTAGAAGTACTGGTCTTTAGACGGCCTACAGCCTCTTCTATTGTATTTGATCCTACTCTTGTTGTTGGTCCACCTGATATTATTCCTCCTGCTATCTTGCCAGACGTAGTTAGTGTACAAGAAGCAATAGACCTATTAGATACTTATCTGGTTAACCTGGACGCGACCCAAGTGTCCTTTGACGACACTCTATTAGCCAGCGGTACTGCTACTAACGTTCAAGAAGCTATTGATGCTATAGCTACAGATCCTGGTTTGATACCTACTCCCTTTGCTTCTAGTCTGGTCATAATCGAGGACCAGAGAGCAGTAGGAGTTAACGGTGGCGATGCTGTAGACGGTTCTTGGTTTCCTAGAACTTTAAATACTTTTCAAGATTCAGTTATCCCCTTTGGCGCAGCTTTAGGAGCTAACCAAATAACACTTCCTGATGGCGAATACTTAATTGAATTCAATTCGGTATTCAATACAGATTCGGAAGGCCCTCTTGGCAATATCAGAACTCGTATTTGGAACACAACAGATAGCACTACTGAGCTTCTGAGTATGAGTAACGTAGTAGATGGCTGTGCCACTATACAAGGTAACGCTAATAGTTGTGGTTTTGGACGAGTTACTGTTGCAGGAGGACCAAAAGTATTTGAACTTCAATACCAAGTAGAATACGATAGATTAGTACGAGGTCTAGGAGCAGCTTCCGGTTTCGATACAGAAATTTATGCACTTATTAAGATTTGGCAGCTGTAAAAGAGAAAGAGTTAAAAGATGACGTACCCAGTTCCACTTAATTTAGTCACTCTTCCTGGAGTCTTAGCGACGGGTCCCGGCGGAGAGATGGCGGCTTTCGATGCTGCTGGTGCCTCGGCTGTAATAGGCCCAGGTGCGATAGGAGATATAATCATATCAGGAGGTCCCGGCGGCTTACCTAGTTTTGTTGATCCTACTACTCCCGGCACCCTAACAATTGCTGCTGATAATATCAGTTATGATAATACTCTTTCTGGGCTAACTGCTACGGATGTGCAGGCGGCTATAGATGAACTCGACGGAGTACTAGATACTCTTGGTGGGGGTACTCCTCCTGGTGGTGTTGGTGATGCGCTAAAAGCTTACAGAGTAGATCCTACAGGGTCTTTTCTTGAGTTCTCTACTACTGAGGCCCTCTTGTTGGATAGCGGCACTACTGCTGAGCGTCCAGGGTCTCCTGTAAACGGTATGGTTAGATACAATACTGATTTGGGCGAGTTCGAGGCCTACGAGGGCGGCGCTTGGGGAACCTTTGGTCCTGCTGCTTCCGGCGGTGGTGGTGGTTTTGATATCGACGGCCTCCCAGCAGCTATTCCTGTTACTGGTGACTTGCTTGCTTTCTCAGGAGCCTCAGTAGGAGGCACAGAGTCTCAAGTAACTATTAACCAGTTGGCTACTGCAATTGGCACAGTTGGCGGTGCCTTTGATATCGATGCTTTACCTGCGGCAGTTCCGGCTGGTCCCGACCTTTTTGCTTTCTCACAAGCCGGAGTAGAGTCTCAAAGTACAATTAGCACTTTAGCCACTACGATTGCTAGTACGGGTGTTGGTTTCGATATTGATGTTCTACCCGCAGGAACTATAGACAGTGCAGATCTAATTGTTTTTTCTGATCAGGACGACTCTGGTAACGAGAAATCTGCAACTGTAGCGGATCTGGTTCTAGCAGCTGGTGGAGCGGTAGGAGATGTAGCTATCAGTGGCGACAGCGTTATATCTCTTTCTGGTTTGATTACTTTTGCTCACGGCCTTGGCGCTGTTCCAGAGATTGTCCAGCTATTCTTAGTTTGTAATACCGCCAATCTTGGATACTCTGTTGGTGATGTAGTTAATTGTGGTCACTTTATGAACGGTTCTGGTGCCGCCGGACAGGGTTTTGGAATGCGAAAAGACGCTACGAACATCAGAGTTCGAGTAGGGCAAGTACAGTGGCAGATGTTAAGGCCTGATAACGGGGACAACGAGGTTGTAACAGTAGGTAGTTGGCGCTTAAGAATTGTCGCTATTAATTTCGGACCATAACAGAAATAATCTAGAAAGCAAAAGAAATGACACAAAGATTTTTTGTTGATACCAACGGTAATTTTTTAGGAAGTTATGAAGGTCCAGACGGGTCTAATCCCTTTATTGGTGAGACAGAGGTTGGATCTGCTCCAGAAGACGCTCGCTCTACTTGGAACGGCACTGCTTGGGTGGATTATTTACCCAGCGTATTGGAACTAAAAGAAGAAGCCAATAGACGTATAATAGAGTCAGGTCACGATTGGATGGCTATTAGGGAAATCAGCGATGGTACACCTATCCCTCAAACAATAAAAGATTATGCCGCAGCTATTCGGGCAGATTGTGCGGCGCTAGAACTTTCTCCAGTAAGTGATTATAAAAATGATACTCACTGGACTGCTGCCCCTTAATAAGAAGGAAAACTTAGGATGCCTAGTACTACTAGTGGCACTACAAGTTTCTCTCTTGACGTTGACGAGCTAATAGAAGATGCTTTTGAGCCGATAGGAGGAGAACACATCTCTGGGGACGAAGCCCGAAAAGCTCGTCGCAAGCTCAATCTTATTCTTATCAAATTACGCAATAAAGGTATCCCAGTATCCAAGATGGATAATGTTTCGGTACCTCTTGTTTCTGGACAAAGAGAATATTTACTTGATCCTAGTATTTATTCTGTTCTTCAATTAAACTACAAAGCTGACAACGTAGAAGTACCCTTAACCAGGTACGGTGAGAGGGACTACCACCAAATACCTGTTAAAGATAACCCCCCTTCTAGATCTTCAGTGTGGGCTACAGAGAGAAACAGAGATCAAGTAACTTTACTTCTTTGGCCTGCTCCTTTAGCTACTGACTCAGTAGAACTACTAGTAGCTAAAAAGATCGAAGACGTAACTACTTCGTACCAAAAAATTGATCTTCCGAGCATCTTTCTGCCTCTCCTAAGCGATTGGCTAGCCTATGAAGCCTCTCTTATGCGTAACGGGGTAGACCCTCTTATACGACAAGAACTAAAGCTTAGATACCAAGAGAGTATGGTAGACGCTTTTGAAGAAGACAGGGAGCGTGTGGACTTTATTATTAAACCTCACGGGATACGAGGTAGGTAGTAGTGGCACGAAAAAAGATTACAGGTACGATTGCTAAAGCAATTAGTGACAGGTCGGGCTTCCGCCATCCGGTTACAGAGATGCGCGTAGAAGAGGGTACTGGTTGGTTAGTCCACAAGTCTGAAGACGATGGTATCTGGAACTTAGTTGACCACCCTCAAAATCACGTACAAAGATACGTAGAATTTGGAGATCCTTTCCCAATTGAGAACGCTAGACCAGAGCAGGTCTTTGAGTCTCACGAGTGGTTAGAAGATTTCGACGGCAAGCCTCTTGATGATTACGATGGTGATAATTTAGAGACTAGAGAAACTGAGAAAGAACAAAGGGAATACTAGACGATGGTTATGGTAGCTGAATTACCTAACGCTAACTTGCCTCTTGATCCCAATCAAGATGTGGCTATCGTTACCCAAAACAATAAGCTTCATAAAGTTAGTCTCCAAACTCTTTTTGATCAAAACTCCTTAAATATAGACCCTTCTGTAGTAGACCACAATCTACTTCTTAATTATAGTTCTAATGAACATATCGATTGGACCAGTACAACTCAGAATCTGTTAACTACAGGTTCTATTACTGGTTCCAACTTAAGTGGTACTAATACAGGCGATCAGAACCTATTCGACACTTTTAAAGTTCTAGGCCTTTCTAGTCCTATTGACGATATTGTAGCTACGATACCTGGGGATACTTTTACTTTTGTAGGAGGCCCTAATGTTAATTTAACAACTAATCCCGCTACAAAAGAATTATTTATTTCTATTGATACTGGTGCTGGTACAGGAGCACAACCGATTGATGTTGTGTACGACTCCTTTATTCCTGATGGAATCTTAGATACTTTTACTACTAGTACTACCCTATCGAGTGCCGATGAAGTATTGACCTTCTTTGATGGGGTTTACCAAGATGTAAACAACTATTCAATTAGTGGTACCGATCTTATTTTTGTTACTCCTCCTCCTAGTTTCTTCAGCCGACTAGACGCTTATATATACCAGGATAATGATTTAACACTCTCTAGGGACACTTATGTAAGAACAGTTGATTTCAACACAAACGATACTATTCTAACTCTTAATAGCG